TTCTATCCTTGCACGAGCAGCACCAGCGCCCTGATTTGGAACTATTTCAACACAAAAACCCGCTTGCGCTAAAGCACTTTCAAAACTTACATTATGAACTTTATCACAGCTTCTACCGTCATGAGGTAAAGTAATAGACGCTTGACTATACCCATTAGTTCGCATCCAATCTATATGAGCAGCTAAAGGTTGTCCTTGAGATTCATAATAATTTAATACTCTAATTTCTTGTCCTATAAATTGAGCTATCCAAATTGCTGTTGCATCAGCTTTTGCCCCTGTACCACCAATGTCCCAAAAGCTTCTATAACTCATTAAAGGGTCACAACAAACATTTCCTATGCGCCCCTCCTCTTTGGCTTGCATAAGATGATTAGTAAAATATGAACCGGCAAAAACCTGTTGAAAATCTCCCTCCCAAATATGATTATAATATTCAGGCCTAAATTTTTTATCATTTATCCTTTCTTCATTTAATACTTTGGGAAACCATGGATTATCTCGCCAATTTAACTCAACTATTTTGAGTCTTAATTCTTCTGCTTTATGCTGGTTAATCCTATATCTCTTATGAACGGCGCTTTGTTTAGAAACTGGATTCCAAGTAGCCCAAATCTCTGAGTTTTCTTCACGCACAGTGGGTACAAGCTGCAACCAAGCCTGTTCACTTACAGTTTCTGCTTCATCTATCCAAAAAATATGAATATTTGCCATAGATTTAAGTGAAGATAAATTACGGCTTAAACCAAGAAAGCAAAAACTTATAAGATTGTTTTTTGTTTTTATCTGCCGCTCACTTATATCAAAATAATCCGTTAGCCAATCTAAACTAGATATTGCTATCATTATTTCCGCTTGCAAAGAATTATTTACACTATTCAAATATTCTCGAGCGCAAACTATAATGGCGAACCCACTTCTGCCTGCCTCACTCAATTCATAAGCTCGCAACACCGCCATAATAGCAAAAGAACGAGTTTTACCTGAACCTCTGCCCCCATATGCCGCCCTATAACGAGCATCTCCACTAAAAACATCTATCAACTTAGGGGGCAATTCGATTTGTACTGTATTATTCGAACGTCTCCTTTGTATCATTATTTAAATCCTCAATTGTGTCTTTAGGCACAACTAACTCGATACGAGTTATTTTGTTACATTTATCTTCTGTAAAACTACTAAGTTGCGCTAGCTTTATTAATAAATTTAAAAAAGCATTAGGCTTTTGTTGAGCTTGCTCACATAAATATTCTACCAAACCATCTTTATTTTTTTCTGGAGATAGATTCTCTAAAGCTTCAATAGTTGCCAAGCGCAAGCGATCGAAATCGAGCTGATTTCGTTTTTTTTTAACCATATTTACCTATTGTAATTGTATTTATAAAATTATACTAATCGCAATATCGTTAAAACTACCCAAGTTAAACTAGTAGAGCTATACCAATATAAAGCCGACATTATATAACTAACCAACATTTCTGATGTAG